GAAGGCACACCGGTTTTAGATGCCCAAGGCCGTCTGAAAGATGGTGCCTTTGAATTGACCATCAAAGAAACCATTAAAGGTGTCGCTCCAACCGCAACTCAAACAGATTATGCTAGGGCTGGTGGTATCACTAAGACTATTTACAATACTGAAATCAAGGTTGATAAACAGAAACAAGAAATTGAATCGATCGTATCGAAACAGACACAAGTAGATCAGCAAATAGCTGATGAGTTCTCTAAGATTACACAAAATATTAAGAACGTAGTCACTACAATTCAAACTACTGGTGGTGGAAATCTAATTAAGAACTCTGTTGGTTATGCCAAAAACCAGGATGGAACTCTGGTGGAGTGGACTAAAAATAACACTGGTGAGGTTAAAAGTTACACAAGCCCAGAGTCTAGGTCTTATGGAGCGATTTCTGGTAATGCGATTGAACTTAAAAAGGGCGCTAGCATTACTCAGAGGCTCAATGTGGCGTCTAGTGGCAAAATCCCTTATTCTTTATCATTTAGAGCTAAGAAAGGCTCTATTGGCACCGCAACGGTTAAATTAAGTAATACTATCGATAGCTTTGTGATTACAATTCCAGAAAATAAAGAAATTATCTGGCAAAACTTTGATTTAACCAAAATCGACCCAAGCATGAACTATCTAGATGTTACTGTTTCGACCAGTAATAACTGTGAACAATTCCTAATTACTGACTTAATGGTCAATATGGGAGACCAGGTAGTGCCATGGGTGCAAGCTAATGGTGAAATCTTAAATACACAGGTAGCAGTTAACGATCAAGGCATGATGGTTTCTTCCAGTGTTTATTCTGGCGATTATGTACAAATCACACCTCTTGGCATGAGTGGTCACTCTAATGTCACAGGAACCGATGAAGAGGTTTTTAAGCTGAATCGTGATGTTACGGAGACCTCTAAGCTTAGTGCTAGAAAAGAAATTAATATGGACCCAATAAAAATCGTACCAGTTAAAGACGGCGAAAGGCCTGGCTGGTATTTTGTGGGGTAGGAGGCAGAAATGAATAATGGATTTTTCGAAACGCGGGACACTGGGTTGTCAGGATACCCTAGCCGTTTAAGGTTTGAGTGGTGGCTAATTGAGCAAGATGTGGCTAGTAATCGCTCGCGCATTGGGTTTAAGCTTTTTGGCACTGGCGGAACCCTTGCAGGAGCTTGGTCGACACTATTTAGAGCGTACGTGAACGTGGCTGGTCAGGAATGAAACACTGGCCGCCATAACCTCTATAATGGCACTGTTATAATTCAGGGCGAAAAGTGGATTAGCCATGACTCTGCTGGCGGTGGTTGGTTTGAAGTGTTTTCAGATGCTGCGATTTATCAAAACTCGAATAACTCATTTGGGAAAGCTAGCTGGTATTTGCCAACCATTCCAAGGGCTTCACAGCCGTCTATCACTTCCTACCCGAATAATACGCCGGATTTTAACCTTGGCGATACTATTACAATCCACATGAACTCTGTGAACGGAGCTTTTAGGCACAATGTCTATTTTATGTACGCCGATAAGACCTATGAAATCGCAAGAGATGTCCAATTTAACTGTGTTTTTGACACCAATAAGATCGCAGAAGAGATTTATAAAATCACTACCTCTAAAAAGGCGTATTCTGGCCAAATCAAGGTCGACACGCTATTTAACGGCAACTTAACTGGCAGTAAAACCTGCCATTATAACACCCATTTGGTGGGGGTAGAGCCAACATTCACAGAATTTACCTGTTTTGACACGAATAACGTTACCAAGGCGATTACTGGTAATGACCAGGTATTTATTCAAGGCCAATCTCGCTTAGGAGTTAAGATTGCCAAAGAAAAGAAAGCTGAGGCTAAGAAATACGCCTCGATGAGTAAATATTTAGCTTCCGCATTCGGAGTTTCGGCTACTAAAGGTTTTTCTGATACCACTGATGTGCAATTAGACCTTGGCGTAGTTAATGCTAATACTAACCAAGTGGTGAGCGTCTCAGCATTAGATTCGCGTGATTTTACTACTGTTGTGCGAAAAAATATCACGGTAATTCCGTATTCAAGACCAACTCTAAATGTTTCTGCTGGTCGTAAGGGTAATTTCGAAAATGAGACTATTGTAAAAATTAGCGGCAATATTACATCACTTAAAATTGGTAGTACTGAGAAGAATGGTGTATTAAGCCTAAGGTGCAGGACTAAGTCTAGTATGGATTCTGATTTTGGTCCTACACAAAACATTCCATTCACACTTGATTCAGACATGATATTGAGAGTGCCGGATTTTTATGTCGCTTTAGATAACACCTTAAAGCACATGCTAGAATTTGAGATTACGGATAAATTGTCTAGCGTTAAGGTTTATGCCGAAATTGATGTTGGTATCCCTATACTTAGAATTTCCACGAAGACTAAGAAGCTCTATAATAATGAAGAGAGAGTGTTAACTGAAAAGGATGTCATCCCTGCAGATAATATTGTAGGTCAGCCAAAAACTAAGTATTCTACGGAAGAAATTTTAGTAGGCACATGGATTGACGGCCGTAAAATCTATCGTAAGGTTTATTCTGGTAAAGGCGATGTCCCGCACGAGGTTCAAGTTGACCCTTGTGCGACCGTTATTGATATGCGAATGATGGTTAAAAACAAAGCGAATAATGGGTCTTGGAGAACTGTGCCTTGGCTATACGACACAATGGACAATAGCTGGGTCGCTGGTTTTTATATGGATTCGTTGCGAAAAGTAGTTGTAATGCAACTTAAAAATAACATGGCTAGTGCTTATTGGTGGCATTTGATTATTGATTATTGCAAAGATCAGGAACCCTGACTATAATGTTTATGGCTACTCCAGTTTGCAACTTTCTGGGACAAAGTAGCTATTCGATTCCCTTTTTAATGTTATAATTAAAGCAAATCTACGACCCTAATTTCTTCGGAAATGTGGTCGTTTTTTGTTGTAAGAAAGGAAAAATAATGTTGGATAAGATTATTGCAGCGGCGGTCGGAGCAGGGATTCTAGGGGTTGCATATTTACTGGATTTGCTTATTGGCATAGTAAAAGTCATATTTACGCCCAATTTGAAATGGTCTTGGAAAAAGATGTTTCAAGATTTAGTAAAAGCTATTATTTGGGGGACTGGCGTAATCGGTACAGTCGGCCTGCTTGAGGTTACAAACTGGTACGCTAAAAAAGTTGGAGCAGATATGTCATTCCTGCAAGACGCTTCGTTCCCTATTTTAATTGCCGGTATTTTAGGTGGTGTAGGTTGGTATTTAACCAATACGATCAAGAATATTGTTGCCTTTATTAATAAGAAGACAGATGTAAAGCTCGATGAATCTCAAGCTGACTATGCAGGATTAACTTCTGACATAGTGAAGACGACAAAAAAAATTGCACACCTCACCCCCCCAAAACACACATTAAATAAACCCAAACCAAAAAAAAAAGCCGAACCTACAGAAGAAGAAATTACAGAAGTTGGACAAGGTGGAGACAATCCTTTATCTAAGAGACTTCCAGATGGTGATAGTGACTACGGCAAAGGTTGGCAGTGTAGTAAATACTCATGGTATCTAGCTTCTGGTGTTCGAATGAACTATATCCCTCACCCTGATTACGGTCCATGTGATGGTAGGGCCATGGTAGATTATCTCGTCAATAAGCTTGGCTGGGTACGATGTGGTAAGCGTAACGGTGCTATTTTTGCATATTCTGCAGGAGCTTATGGTCATACTGGTATGGTTGTGGACGCTGATAAGAATATAGTAAATGACGCCAACTGGACGCCTCTGCGAGTTTCCACTCACTACCTTAATCTTGATGTTGTGGGGGCTGTTTATGCATGTCCTAAATCCATGCTAGAGATTGAGAGCCCTAAGCCAGTTCCAGTTACTACAACTCCTGCTCCTGCACCACAGCCAGCTCCTAGTAATGAAGTTAGCTATACTTATCAAGCCGGCGACACTTTTGGTGCCGTAATTCTTAAGCTTGGTCTTCAAACCGACAATGGTCTATGGGGAGACAATGGCGATGTGGCTTTTTATACCAACCAGCTTCATGAGCAAGGTATTTATGGTAATATTCCAGTTGGCACGACTATAAAATTGAGGCGAAGACAGTAATGCGGATTGCGGTAGAAGATATTACAACGTTCATTTCCGTAATCGCCGGTGTGATTACTGGCCTCGGTATTATCGCCAAATTCTTAGACAATATGATGAAGAAGTGGGTGACTAGCTTAGTAGATCCTATTAATAAAAAGATTGAAGATTATAATAGCGAGATGATTCGGCTGCTCGAGAAGAATAGCCAAGAGATTCGTAATGTTGATTTATCCCAATGTAAAAACTTTATATCCCGATATTTAGCAGATATGGAGCGAGGACAAGATCTCACGGAGATTGAATATGAGCGATTCAATGACATTCTAGAACACTATGACGGAATTGGTGGCAATTCATATGTCCATAGAAAAATCGACAAATTAAAAGATCAGGGTAAACTGTAATTAGGATACTGGCTATAGTGTTAGATTGAAAAGAACCTCATGGGAGGGGTTCTTTTTTGTTATATTTTAATCATAAAAAATAGCCCCCTCTCAACATGGGGCTATTTCGGGTTTGAAGTGTTAATCCGGTAATATCACACTGGTTCTGTATTCCTGATACTCATCTTCTGAATGCGTGCCGTTGTAATACTTCATGGCTTCATCGATCCCGCGATGTTCACATATCAGAGCGGTTTTGAGGATGATCGTGGCTTCATTAGCATTACGCTTTAACTTGGATTTATCGTCATCCTGAGCTAGGATTGATTCGACTATTTGATTAATTGTGACGAAACTTAATGTGCTTCTTTTATTTTCTAAATTAGCATTTTTTAATATATTCTCCGTCTCTTTAGACCTTTTTATTACGACAACCCCATAATGTTTGCGATAGTTTTCAAGTTCAATAGACATTTCTTTAAGATATCTGTTAAGCTTCCAATATTCATAATTCATCCAAGCCATAGCTATGGCGGTTATAGTTAAAGCTATATACATGATTGTTCCCATCATTAACTCCTTAAATATTCATCAATTATTTTCTTACATTCCTCAAGCCCAATCCCAAATTCGGCCTTGTAGCCTCTCGCACGCAGTTTTTCGAGCATTTCGGCTTGTTCTTCGATATGTTTGTCCCACCAATCTCCCTTTTTGCGGATTTTAATTTCGCCCTTTAACGGCTTTTTAGCATCTTTATCGCGTTTTAATTTGGTGCCGTCTTTTTTGATTTCAATATAGAGTCCGAAATAAAATCCCCACTCACGCACGACACCGTTCCAGTCTTTGCTATTTATATTTTCGCTTGACTCTGCGATGAGTAGATCAGGATAGCCCCTTTCCGGATGTAGTCTATGGTGTTTCGCCGCCTGACCAGGTGTCAATTTAAGGTCGGCTGCGAGATCGAAGCGATAGATTACGTCTGGGTACTGTTGCTGCAGGTATCGAGCGATTTGCTCATAGAGATTGTGCTCGGAATTGTATTTTGGGATTCGTTTCATATTGTAATTATCTTAATTAGCCACAACACCAACAATATCGGTAACGCAATCCCAGCCAATGCTGATATTAAAACGATGATTATAAATATGCTTTCGATCAAATATTCGATAAAGTCTCTCATATTATTTGTCCCTATGTTCTATTTCATATTTTTCCAACACTTCTAACGGAGCGTCTCGGAAGAACCTGCCAATACTTGATATGGTTGGCCAAAACCTCGTAATCTCATCGGTTTTGAGTAAATCCGAGGCGTCGTACTCGGACGCATATTCCAAGATATGAATCATCCTTAAAGCTCTAATCACTAGGGCTGTTTGCTCTCTGGTTGGTAACGGAATATTACCAAAGATTTTGCGATCTTGCTCCATATTGAGTCTGATAAAATCGACGATGTTCTGACCGTTAAGCATATGCTTATTTTTATGACCTGTGTATAACATTATTTGAACCTCTCTTCTTGCTCCTCTTCATTTGATTTAATTAAATGATTGATTTTGAATAAAGCTTCTTGAGTCTGTTGGCTATGTATTTGCAGTGCAGATCTAATAACAAGTAGATCCTCATAGCTCAAATCAGCTTCATTTGGCAGTAAAATAATGTTGTCCATTTATCTTTCCTTTCTTGCTCCGCATTTACCACACTTGCCATTTATCGTGTGCGTCATACACCAACAGTGCGTGCAGAGGCTAATTTGCTCATTGTCTTGCATATTTTTATCAATATTGAACTTTTTCTTTTTGCTTGCCATACGAATTTTTGCCCAGTAGATTTGCTTGTCGCTCTTAGAATGTTTGGCAGATTTATGGGAGCTAAGCTTTCCCCAATCTACTGGTACATCAAAATCATTCTTCTTCATTAGCACTGTCTTTGTTAATGTTCCCGATAACCTCGTAATAATTAGACATATGATTATACAGGTTAAATATTTCATCGGTTTTTGTTTCGTCCAATAAGCCAATTCGTGGACTATTGGGGTCTTTTATTACAACGAATCTGCCGATGAATCGTTTGTCATAGGGAAATTTCATTTTGACTATGTCGCCAACATATATCATTTTCCCGTTTTTATCTTTAATCCCAGTTGCTTGTTCAATAATAAAATCGTCTTGCTTGACCTCTGGAGTTATGACATTGCCATAATCCGAAAACAGAACACCATTCTGAGTAATATAGAAGTCCCCTGGCTTATTAAATGGATGTTCGTAATCATAGGTCTTTTGCTTTTTACTCCAAACCCTGTATTTTATTTCACTCATCTTTTCTTCTCCTCTTGCTTTTCCCAGATTTCATCAAGATTTTCATACCTAGGCCAGGCATCTTCTTCAATTGCCGTAATATGAGCGTCTGAACGGCCAGGAATAAACCAGTACGGGCGCTTCTCATTGTTAAAAATTCGAATTTCACCGCTTTTTAATAAATCAAGGTGAATTTCTTGTGGTGCATGCTCAGTAGTTAGCCATTCGAAGTTCATGATATGATCAACTCTTGTGGCGATTATGACTTTTTTTAACTGCTTTATTTTTATCGCCTATTTGTAAATACCCACATTCAAAACATCTGTATCCCGAATCGTGGACTCTAGTTGTAGGCTTAAAATATGGTTCCCAAATACCGCTTGCTTCCATTTTTCTTATCTCCCAAAATATAGCCACCATTTATATACTGACTGGTTTAGTTTTTCTTCTTTTAGCCCTAAAATCTTCTTATTATTGTCTTCGTAAACCTCAATCTGTTTCTTAACTAATTCATTACTATGAAGTTCAGGATAAGCCGAGACTACAGCAATAGCATTGTCAGGCTTGAGGTCTTTGTAAGCTTGTTTCTCGTGAGCTAAATAGCTTGCAACTGTGGCTTGGACCTTAGACTCAATCTCAGTGTTCTGTGACTGGTATAACTCAATTCTAGAGTCTATCGTTGAGCCGTTTGAGACAGACATTAGGAGCGCTATGAATGGTATCAAAAAAATGACTAAGCAGAATACTGATACCTCAAATATGAACCCAGCTTTATCATTACCATATCGGCTTTTATTATCGACAGCCACAGATATAATTGCGATAGCCAGGATTAGTATTAATATAAGTGTTATCATTACATCTCACCCATCTCGTACTTACGAACAATTTCCCATTGCTCTTTATGCTCTTTGAGGGATTTATATAAACTCCCTCCATTCTTAAAGCAAACCACCCCTGGGAAGTAATAAGACATATCAGACGCTATTGCGTAGGTTTCGGAAGTCGTATCGTAAAAAGCATGCCAATTTTTGCCACCTTCGATAAACTTTCCGCCCTCTGCGTCATCTAAGAGCACTTGGCGGGCGATATCGTATTCACGTTTAGCTTCAAGTTCTTCTTTTGTGCGTCCATAAATACCAACATTGTAGCGATAGTTATCCATGCCGTCATTGGTATCAATCTCATGACATATAACACCTTCATCGTTAATAAAATAATAATCATCACCTCTTCCACCCCTCCACCTCTTGTTTTTAGATTCCTCAATTTCCTTAAACCAATCTTTAAGGATTTCTGGATTTTTCTCGAGAGTTTTCTTATGATAGGCTAATCTTAACGTATCTTTTTGAAGTAGGCATCCCTCTTCTGGGTGAATAAAGAATAGATCTCCTTTTTTGAACATTGGGATGTCATTTATCAATTTATAATATTTCATTTTTCAATTCTCCTTTTCATGGTAGGGGTGGCTCGGCAACCACCCCTCAAGCATATCGGGCTGCGTTTATGACATTTAACCTTGATACGGCGAGAGAAATTATTATAGACCGCTCAAAGCACCACGTTGTTAGTTATTGTTAAAGTATTGGTCGATTAGTTTATTAGTTTTTCTCTCTAATTTTGCGCTTTTGATAAGGTTCTTAAAGTCCTTATCTGTTAGCTCGCATAGGCATTGGAGTAGCTCATTATAGCTCACATCTCTAGGTTCATTATCTACAAGCGTTTCGATTGCTTCGTCAACTTTATCTTTTACCATTTCTCTCTTTCTCCTTTCTCCTCGTTAGCTCTTTTTGGCATTACTACCGTGAGGACCGCTGAGTAATTCTTATGTTGTTTTAGGTATCGTTCCAACTTGTAAGCCTCTTTTATCGTCTTGCATTCGCAGTGCTGGGTTTTACCAGTACTGTCGACATAATCGACGAGGACTTTATCAGGTTGGATTAAATTTTGTCTATTATTCATTTTGTTTAATTCCAGAAATTACCACTAGGAGAAGTTTCCAGAACGATTCGTAGGTCTCGAATCGCGTCGGAGTTTAAGGAACTCAACTTTTTTGTTCCGACTACCGTCTACGACGCTCCTAGTGATAATTGTTGAGAATGAGGCGCTAATAAAGAATTTAGAGGTCTAAATTAAAAATGCACATTAAAACCGATTACGCCTCATCTGATGTTAAGTACTATGGCTGAATCTATGTTTACATTTAACTAGCTCTAATCGGCCAGCACCATCTGATTTAATTGTTAATTGCTAATTTTACGATGTTCCCGGAGTTCCTCTGTTTGTAGTAGGCGAATCCTTTTTCTTCGGCTAATCCGATGAATGCGTATCCACGTTTTCCGATAAAGCCTCCGATTTTTCCGCCTTTACTTCCTGCGATTTTAGATCGCTCTGGACCAGTTAAGCCGTCATTGTCGACATCCGTGCAGGCGAAGCCACCAGTATTGCTATTACGCCCACCAATTGCACCGATACGCCGATAATAGTCTTTTCCGTATTTCTGATAGTTAGTGGCTCTTGTCTTCAATCCGCCAGCTTTAGTTCCTGCCATTTTTACCTTTCTTTTTGATTCGAATTGCGACATTCTTGGTTGATTCGATTCTATTCATTGACTACCTCAGCTTCCTCTGCGTCGAAAGTTTCGACATTTAAGGTTTCTTTCGGCACATCCGGATAGTTCTTATCACCATCTGATTGGTCAATTTCAATGGCTTTCTGCATATCGATAGATAATGGTGCATACTTGCTTAGAATTCGCTTCAGAACAGTCTTTTTGGCCATTTCGTCAAAGTTATCTTTCCAGACACCACCACCAAACTTAAAGCTTTGGCTGTACTTAGTCGCGTAGCCTCTAATTTCTTGTGCAGACATATAGAGTGTTTGTCGATAACCGTTTAGAAGCTCGAAGTATGCGACATAACCGATAGTTTTAGCTTTTTCGCGTTCTTCTTCGTCTTCAATCCAACTAAATTCGATATCGCCAGTTAAGCGGTTACGGCTTTTGACTTCACCCTCTTTAACTTCCGTAGCATTAATGGTCTTAAATTGACCAGAGCGCTGAGCTAATTGAATAAAGCCCTTATAACCGATTTGAAGTTGCGGCTCCCCCTTATAAGCGATTACGTAGGCTTGACCTAAACTCTGATTAAAAGGTAACTTGATTGCCGCGGCCATGAGACAACAGTTATAAAGTTTAATCGGGTCGCATTGCTTAAAATTCTTGTCCGAATTTGATAAGGTTAGCACTGAACTCATGAACTGTTGAGTTCCTTGACCAAGCACATCTTGAGCTTTCTTCAAAAAAACTTGATTATGAACCATGCTCTCGATCGTGAGTTTAGTTTTTGGTTTAATCTCGATGTTTTTCGGTTCGACTTTTGTGATATTATTTTCCATTTTTTCTCTCTTTCTAATTACTGAAATCTCCAAGTTCAATCACGTCATCTAGCGTTTTGTTCTGGTGGAAGTCGATTTCGCGATCGCCGAATTTTACGATTTCGTCGATACATTTTAATAGCTTCGCTTCGCCACTATCTGTAAAGCTCTCACCCGCGAGCATTACCGCGGTTCTGTATGGTGCTACGGTTTCGACCACCATGAAATAAAACTTGGTGTTCTTGAATTGACCTGTTAGGGCTGAATAGATGAGTGCCTGCATGTCATAGCACATTCTAAAGGCTTTATATTTCCAGTCCGAAAATTGTGCGGTAGTTTTTAGATCGCAGATAATAAAACCGTCTTCGGTCTTCTTAATAGCGTCGGCTTTCCCGCGGATTGGTAAACCTTGAATTTTCCCAAACATGGCTTTTTCATTTTCAATTCCATCTCCGCATAGTAAGGTACTATAAAGTGGATGGGTTATTATCGCCCCACAAGAGTTACTTAACCGTTCGAAATCTTCTTCCGTGATAATTGGTAAGGTTTGAGTATCGCGCCACTCTCTGGCCTCCTTAGTGCGAAAATTTGAGTATGGGCTAACCACGAATTGGCCTGATGTGCCTTGTTTTAACAACTCACCGTGGATTAACTGGCCGATATCGATAGCTTTGTTATCTGGCGGGGGGAGTAGGCCTCTTTTAGCTGCCACAGCATAGTCAATACCTTCCGTAATGATGTTTTTCATCTGCGAAAAAGACCATTCAGGCCTGCTATAATAGTCATCTTTTTCCATTATTTAGCCCTTACTACGTTTACTCTGACGAATTTTGGGATTCCTAATTGTTTTACTTCAATTTTCATATTTTTCTCTCTTTCTAATTAATCTATTAATGCCGTGCCGATCATGATAAATCCGAGGACACTCATGACTGGTAGTGTTGCAGCGCCGACCCAGATTAGAAAAAGTCCAGACCCTGCTAATAAAATCGTTTCTGCTGCGAGGGTGGAATTTTCGTCTGAATTTTGCTGATTATTAAATTTGTTATAGTTGTTCATTTTGTTTCCCTTTTGTTTTTTGTTTTTTATTAGTTGCCGAATTGTTAAATTGCTAAAACTTTAGTTGGGCCATAGCCGTTTTTTCACTCT